CTGCATGGTAACGATGTACCTGAAGAGGATATGCGTCATGCTTTTGACAACACAGTTGGTTCTGGCAGGGTGTACCTGTATGACCATTGGGGCAGCACTGATAGCGATAACCTACTATCCAAGATACGCTACCTCGTTCATGGCTGTGGCTGTGAGTACATTGTCCTTGACCATATTAGTATCGTTGTATCTGGTCTTGAAGGGGGCGATGAGCGTAGGATAATCGACAACACTATGACCAAGCTACGTGCGTTGGTTGAGGAGTTGAACTGTGGGATGATACTCATCTCTCATCTGAAGCGTCCATCTGGTGACAGAGGACATGAGGATGGCGCACAGACTAGCATGTCTCAGCTACGTGGTAGTGCTGCGATTGGTCAACTCAGTGACATTGTAATAGGATTGGAAAGGAACCAACAAGACAAAGACAATTCAAACATCAGTCAGGTCAGAGTTCTAAAGAACAGATGGTCTGGCGATACAGGATTATGTTGTTCACTAGAATACATACCAGCTACTGGGCGTATGACAGAGACATACTTCTCTGGTGAAGAGGATGACATAGAATTTTAGCTACTTTAGCTACTTTAGCTACTGCGGAGACAGAGCATGGAATACATATGGGATATTGAGGCTGACCACCTGCTGGATGAAGTAACTACAGTATGGTGTAATGTCTTCAGAAATATTGAGACAGATGAGGTACACACCTTTGACCCAACACAGACACAAGAAGCCATGGACTTTATGGACAGTGAGGTTACAACCCTCATTGGACACAACGTCTTTGACTATGACTTGCGTGTGATGAAGAAGCTACACGACTACACCTTCAAGGGTAACGTGATAGATACGTTGGTATACTCTAGAACTATCTGGCCTGATGTTAAAGAGATTGACTTCAAGCTTCATGCTAAAGGTTTACTACCACAGAAACTAATTGGTAGTCACAGCCTGAAAGCATGGGGACATAGACTAGGAGAATTAAAAGGTGATTACAATACTGGCAGCGAGAGCTTTGCAGCATACACCACTGACATGCTCGACTACTGCATCCAAGACACAGCAGTCACAGCAAAGTTATATCGTAAAATTACTGAAAAAAATTTTAGCAAAGAGGCACTAGACCTTGAGACTGAAATCCACACACTGCTGATACAACAGCAGGAACATGGGTTTGACTTCGATACCAAGTCTGCTCAGAAACTATATAGTAAACTAGCCCAGCGTAAAGCAGACATCGAAGCTGAGTTAGTCGAAACCTTTGAGCCTACTGTCGTAGAGCTAAAGACCAAGACAAAGACTATCCCATTCAACCCTGCGTCACGTCAACAGATTGGTGACAGGCTGATGAAGCGAGGCTGGAAGCCAGAGCTTATGACAGACAGTGGTTTGCCTAAGGTAGATGAGAATGTACTAGCTAGTATCGACATGCCAGAGGCTAGGTTACTGAGCGAGTACCTACTACTGAACAAACGTATCGGTCAAATAGCTACAGGTAAACAAGCGTGGCTGAAGATGGAGAAGGATGGTAAGGTACATGGTAGAGTTAATCACATGGGTGCTGTCACCTCTAGGTGTACACACTCAAACCCCAACATGGCACAGGTTCCTAGCGTTGGTTCACCCTATGGTGAGGAGTGTAGAGCCTTATTCAAAGCACCTGCTGGTTACAGTCTGTTGGGCAGTGATGCTTCTGGCCTTGAGTTGCGCTGTCTTGGGCATTACATGGCTGCTTATGATGACGGTGCTTACGCCAATACAGTAGTGACTGGTGACATACACACACAGAATCAGGAAGCTGCTGGTCTGCCTACTCGTTCCAATGCCAAGACATTTATCTATGGATTTTTGTATGGTTCAGGTGATGAGAAGACAGGCAAGATAATAGGCAAGGGTGCAAAGGAAGGTAAAGCAATCAAGAAGAAGTTCTTGTCAAAGCTACCTGCCCTCAAGTACCTACGTGATGCAGTGTCCAAAGCTGCTGACGAGCGTGGCTGGATTAAGGGATTGGATGGACGTATCATACCAATCAGGCATAGCCATGCTGCACTGAACACTTTACTACAAAGTGCTGGTGCTATAATCTGTAAGACATGGTACGTGTTCATAGCACGTGCTATCAAGGAAGCAAACTTGGACGCACAGATTGTAGCGTTCATTCATGACGAAGTACAACTAATAGTAAAGAAAGGTCAGGAAGATGAGACAGGCAGACTTATTCAGCAATGTATGCGAGATGTCGAACAGCACTTTGGATTCAGATGTCAACTCGACAGCGAGTACAAGTACGGAAGAAACTGGGCTGACACCCACTAAGAAGAACAGAAAGAAGTTTGACTTAGATTTAGAGTACGGTAAGGTTCGTGAAAAAATGGTTGCCGACATGCTTCAAGATAAAAAGATTGAAGTAAAGTCTGAGAGAGGTATGTGGATGCGTACTGGTAACATAGCTATTGAGTTTGAAAGTTATGGTAAACCTAGTGGTATTGCTGCTACTGAATCTGACTATTGGTTTCACAACCTGTGTGTAGAGGATGAGGTATTTGCTACGCTAGTATTCAAAACTGATAACTTAAAAAAGATTATCAGTCAGCTAGATTATGTGAAGGTTGTGAAGGGTGGAGATAATTGGGCATCAAAGATGTACCTGTTAAATCTTCAAAAGCTTTTCTCAAGTGATGTGTTTAAGGCGTTTAAGAATGGACTTTGATTTCTTCTTTAAGCTGGTACTGACTGCATCGTTCTTTGGTGTGAGCATTTGCTTGTGTATCAAGTGGGTTGTAGAATCATACCTAGATTACATACAAGTCAAGACTGGCATACGAGTGGCTACCATTCAGAGCATGAAAGATAGCTTGGAACTAGAAGAGAAGTTAAACAAGAGAGGTAATGACGATGACCCTACTGCTTATTGATGGTGACATCATAGCATACAAAGCAGCAGCATCAGCAGAAACACCCATTGATTGGGGTGATGGACTGTGGACGTTGCATAGCTTTGAACCTGACGTGGCGATACGTATCACTGACCAGATTACTAAGCTGGTTGATGAAGCACCTGTACAAGATTGCATCGTGGCTCTGTCAGACAAAGATAACTTTCGTAAAGAACTTGTCCCATACTACAAGGCTAATCGTAAGAACACACGCAAGCCTATGTTGTTGCAGTGGGCTAGACAATACATGATGGATAACTACAACACAATTATATACAGGAGATTAGAAGCTGATGATGTTCTTGGAATATTGGGTACATCAAACCCTGACACTATTATCTGGTCTGAAGACAAAGACCTACTCACTATACCAGCAAGGCATTGGATTAATGGTGAGGTGGTTACAATCACTGAAGCAGAAGCTAGTTACAATTTCTTTTTCCAAACTCTGGTTGGGGATAACACAGATAACTATAGCGGCTGTCCAACTGTTGGTCCCAAGACTGCTAATAAACTTCTGTCTTCTGGTTGCAGATGGGATACAGTGGTTGATGCGTTTAAGAGTAAAGGTCTATCTGAAGAAGTTGCCCTCGAAAACGCTAGGTTAGCACGTATCCTACGTGATGGTGAGTACAACACAGACACAGGAGAGGTCACACTATGGCAACCCACGAAGCCTATATGAGAGCTAAAGCATTAGAAGAGCAGTGGAAGAGTGAAGACAGGGACATGGTAAACAGTCCCCCACACTACACCACTGGTAAGATTGAGACATGGGACTACATCGTGGATGTGATTGGTGAGTATGAATCTATCTCTGTAGCTCATGCCCAAGTACTGAAGTATCTAGGCTCACGTCTGTGGAACAAGGAGAACCCTATCCAAGATGCTGAGAAAGCTAGGTGGTATCTAGATAAGATGATTGAACTGATGAAGAAAACAGATGGAGTGAACTGGTAATGATGAACTTTTATGAGTACCAACTTAACGCATTGAGGACAGCAGTATACCCTAAGAAGTATTCTATCTCATACCCTGCCTTGGGTCTAGCTGAAGAGGCAGGTGAGGTATGTGGTAAAATTGGTAAAATGATGCGTGATAACATTCCAATCCAAGACCAGAAGAAAGCCATTGCATCAGAAATGGGTGACGTACTGTGGATGCTTGCAGCACTAGCCCATGACTGTGGCCTGTCATTGCAGACCATTGCAGAGATGAACGCAGAGAAACTAAAGAAGCGACAGGAAAAGGGTACGCTACACGGAGAGGGAGATGACCGATAATGGATAGTTACCAATCGTATATACATGCCAGCCGATATGCACGATGGCTAGAAGATAAAGGAAGACGTGAGACTTGGGAAGAAACTGTAGACCGTTGGTGGAACTACATGACTGACAAGTTTCCAGCCCTTGAGCAGAGGCAGGATGTCAAGGTTGCTATCCATGACCTTGAGGTAGTACCATCTATGCGTACTATCATGACAGCAGGTGAGGCACTAGACCGTAACCAAGTAGCTGCATACAACTGTAGCTTCCTAGCTGTTGATGACCCCAAGGCTTTCGATGAAGCTCTGCTTGTACTCATGTGTGGTACAGGTGTAGGCTTCTCTGTCGAGCGTCAGTTCATCAGCAAGTTACCTGAAGTACCAGCAGAGTTACACGATACAGATGAGGTAGTCGTAGTAGCAGACAGCAAAGAGGGATGGGCAAAGGCACTACGTCAGATTATATCTCGCTTGTATGCTGGTGAGATACCTAAGTGGGATGTGTCTAAGGTACGTCCAGCAGGTGCAAGACTGAAGACATTCGGTGGACGTGCATCAGGTGCAGAGCCATTGGAGAACTTGTTTAAGTTTGCCATCAACACCTTTACCAAGGCAGCAGGACGTAAGCTCAACAGCCTTGAGTGCCATGACCTCATGTGTCAGGTAGCTGCTGCTGTAGTTGTGGGTGGTGTACGTAGGTCAGCCATGATTAGCCTGTCCAACCTGAGTGATGACCGTATGCGTCATGCTAAGATGGGTAACTGGTGGAATGACCAAGTAAACCGTAGCTATGCTAACAACTCTATCAGCTTTACTGAGAAGCCTGACATGGGTAGCTTCCTACGTGAGTGGACATCTATCTATGAATCTAAGTCAGGTGAGCGTGGTATCTTCAACCGTGAGGCAGCTAAAGCAAAGGCTGTATCTATCGGACGTGAGGCACGTGATGACTTCGGTACTAACCCTTGTGGGGAGATTAGTCTACGCAGCAAGCAGTTCTGCAATCTGTCAGAGGTTATCATACGTGAGACTGATGGTGTCGGTGAGCTAGTAAAGAAGGTAGAGATTGCCACCATCATTGGTACAATCCAGTCAGCACTAGTAGACTTTAAGTATCTATCACCTAAGTGGAAGAAGAACTCAGAAGAAGAGCGTCTACTAGGCGTGTCACTAACTGGTATCTTTGACCACAAGATTATGTCAGGGCAGGGTGAGTATGAATCAAACATACTAGCTGGTACTCTGGCAAAGCTGCGTGAGGTTACACGTGAGACTAACAAAGAGTGGGCAGCTAAACTAGGTATTCCAGAATCTAAGGCCATCACCACAGTCAAGCCTAGTGGCACAGTGTCACAGCTTGTAAACAGTGGTAGTGGTATCCATCCTCGTTATGCTAAGTATTACATAAGAAGAGTGAGAGCAGATGTTAAAGACCCTCTGGCTACGTGGATGCAAGACAAGGGTGTTCCTTGTGAAACAGATGTCTATAATCCGCAAAACTTGGTATTCAGTTTCCCAATGAAGTCAGCAGACAATAGCTTAACACGACACGATGTGTCGGCTATTGAACACCTAGAGCTATGGCTCAAGTATCGTAAGCACTGGACAGACCACAACCCATCAGTCACTATCTATGTAGGGGAAGATGAGTGGGCAGAAGTAGGTGCATGGGTGTACAAACATTGGGATGAAATCTGTGGTGTGTCTTTCCTACCACGTGAAGATGATAATCACAGCTATGCACAAGCACCCTACGAAGAAGTAGATGAGGAAGCATACGCAAAACTCAAGGAAGAAATGCCTGATATTGACTTCTCAGAGTATGCAGAACTAGCTGATAACACTACATCTTCTCAGGAATTAGCATGTACAGCAGGTGTATGTGAAATCTAAAGTTACAACATTAGCGAAAGTTTGTTCAAAATGAGAGTATTAGGCAACGATTTTAATATTACAGATGGACTACTAAACCACCTTAAAGAGTTGTATCCTAACAAACTACCGCTTGGACAAGTTACCCTTGAAGAACTAAGGTTTCTTCAGGGGCAACAATCCGTCATCGATAAGTTGATAGAGTTACAACACACAGATTTTGAGGAATAGATTATGGGTTCAATATTTCGTGGGCCAAAACCCCCACCAGTAATGCCTACCCCTGCTCGTCCAGTAACAGCAGTTCAGAAGTCTCCTGACATTGAGCTAGAAGATACAGAGTTGGAATCAGAACAGCTTACCAAGAAGAAGAAGGGTAAGAAAGCTCTGAAGACACCACTAATGGACACAACAGTACAGACAGGTAGTTCTGCATCAGGGCTACAAATACCAAGTGGAGGCAACTAATGGGCGGTCCAGCACCAAAACCAATTAAGAAACTTGTTAGAGCAGTTAAGAAACCACTAAAGAAAATTACAAGAGCAGTATCAAAACCAAAAAGTTATAAGGCCGCACCAGCTAAGACTGCTGCTGCTGTTGATACTTCAGCTACTGCTGCTGCAAAAGATACAGAGCAGTATGATGATACAGAAGTAGAAACTACTGGCGTTCAGATGCAGAAAAGGAAAAAAGGTAAGAAGGCTCTCAAGGTAACTTCTAACTCTGCTGCTGCTAATGTCGGTGGTTCAGGCGCAAGTGGCCTAAACATTCCAACTTCGTAAGGAATAACTAATGGAACAAGAAGTAGGAACAGTAGCTAAACGCTACAATCAACTAGCAAGTGAGCGTGATACGTTCCTAGAACGTGGACGTGAATCAGCGAGGCTAACTATCCCTACTCTTTTGCCAGAGGAAGGGCATAGCAGTTCATCTGTATATGCCACACCGTATCAAGGCATTGGGGCAAGGGGTGTAAACAACCTTGCATCAAAACTATTGATGGCTCTTCTACCACCAAACAGCCCCTTCTTTCGTTTGACCATTGATGACTTTGACCTACAGCAGATTGCAGGTGATAACCGTGGTCAGGTAGAAGAAGGACTATCACGTATTGAACGTGCAGCTATGCAGGAAATCGAAAGCAAGTCTATCCGTGTGCCTGTATTTGAGGCACTAAAGCTTCTTATCGTAACAGGTAATGCCTTGGTATATATGCCCAAGCAGGGTGGTATGAAGGTGTATAGACCTGACCGTTACTGTACTAAGCGTGATGCTATGGGTAATATCCTAGAGATTATTACCAAAGAAAGTGTAGCAGTCATGATGCTGCCAGAGGAAATGCAAGCCCTACTGCCAGCAGAAGACGCACACAAGAAAGGCTCACCAGTAAAGAACTATGACCTTTATACATGTGTAACACGTGGTCCAAAAGGTTTCATGGTACACCAAGAGGTAGCTGGTATCGAAGTACCCAACTCACGTGGTACATTCAAAGAAGACCAGAACCCATTCATTCCATTACGTTTTATTCGTATTGATGGTGAAGACTACGGACGTGGTTTCATTGAAGAATACATTGGTGACTTGCGTAGCTTGGAAGCTTTGACACAAGCCATTGTACAGGGCAGTGCTGCTTCGTCTAAGGTACTCTTCTTGGTACGTCCAAACGGTAGTACTAAGTCAGCGAACCTAGCTAAAGCAGCTAACGGTGCGTTCCTGACAGGTGATGCCAACGATGTATCAACACTACAGGTACAGAAATCAGGTGACTTCCGTGTAGCCTTAGAGACTATGCGTATGATTAACGAGCGATTAGCTGCTGCGTTCCTGCTAAACTCTTCTATCCAGAGAGCAGCAGAGCGTGTGACTGCTGAAGAAGTTCGTTACATGGCACAAGAACTAGAGACTGCATTGGGTGGTGTATACTCAATCCTGTCTCAAGAGTTCCAACTGCCTCTAATTAACTTGCTACTAGAATCACTAACAAAGCAAGGCAAGATGCCTCGTATGCCTAAGGATAGTGTCAAGCCTACTGTTGTCACTGGTATCGAAGCTCTTGGGCGTGGTCAAGACCTAAATAAATTAGCAGCGTTTCTACAGTATCTTCAGCCATTGGGTGCAGAAGTTATACAAA